GCGCAGGTACTCTTAACGCAACAGCACAGGCTAACTCAGCAACAGGTTTGCTAAGTTATGTTTCAAGCGCAGCAGCAGCAGTTTATTCTGCTTCACTTGGTTTTGCTCGCAACATGGTTGTCACACCGGAGCAGTGGGCTAACATCATGTCATACAATGATGCTGGTCGACCAATTTACATCGCTGCAAATCCTCAAAATAATGCAGGAGCACTTTCACCAACAAGCTTGCGCGGTAATGTTGCAGGTCTTGATCTTCGTGTATCTCGTTACATGAAGGGTTCTGGCGGAGTAGGAACAGCAGATTATTCAATGGCTGTTATTAACCCAGATGCTTACACATGGTACGAGGGTGCTCGTCAGCAGCTTCGCACCAATGTTAACTCAGACGGAACAGTAGACATTCTGCTATTCGGTCAGGGAGCACTTGCTACAAAGCTTGCAGCAGGCGCAAACTGGTTTAACCTAACCTGATAAATAGGTAACTAAGTCGCTCTGGGGAGTAGTAGCCCTCTACTCCCCAGAGTCTTTAGAAAGGAAACAAGATGGCTCTCACGACAGTAAGTGAATTACGCTCCACACTCGGAGTCGGCACGCTGTACACAGATGCCGTTTTGCAGGAAGTTTGTGATGCATCAGATGCAGTCCTACTGCCTATGCTTTGGACTAATAGTAATTATGCTGTGTCACATTCCAGCATCGTAGGTGAGGGAACGCTTTACTTTGATCAAGAACTTATAGACACTTATTATGTTGGGCAGACAGTTACAATAACCGGATGTGGCTCTTCCTTTAACGGATCAAAAGTTATAACAGCGGTTACACCTTACTCAATAACAATGGTTACAAATCACGCTGCCATTAAGCCAGTCCATCCTATTGCACCTTTTGGTAAAGTTACAGCGACAAATTACACAGACTGGACAACAGATACAGCAGTTCAGAATGCAGCTTTAATGATATCTGTTGAAATCTGGCAAGCACGCACCGCAACTTTGAGCGGCTCAAATGCTGTCGATTTCCAGCCAAGCCCTTACCGAATGAGCGCACAGCTTCTCGCTAAGGTGCGAGGATTGATCGCTCACGCACTTGATCCGCGTTCGATGGTGGGCTGATGCCTGTTGCCGTCACTACTCTTAGAACCACACTAGCAACGGCTCTTGTCGATAACGCTAAGTGGCAAACCTTCGCTTTTCCACCTGCCACAGTATTGGCTAACTCGGTTATTGTCTCACCGGACGATCCTTATTTGACACCAAGCAACAATCAGCACATCACTATCAGCCCAATGGCTAACTTTAAGATTATTATGACTGTTCCGTTATTTGATAACGAAGGCAACCTAAACGGGATAGAAGATACAATCTGCGGCGTGTTCGCAAAGCTCGCAGCATCGTCTCTCGTTTATAATGTAAGCGCAATAAGCGCACCAAGTATTCTCAACGCTGCATCGGGAGACCTTCTCAGCTGCGAGATGTCCGTATCAATCCTTACGAGTTGGAGTTAAAATGTCCGAGTGGGAAAAAGAGAACGAAGCCTTCCTGATCAAGATCGGGCAGGTAGCACCAGCAGTATCAAAGCCAGCAACTACTAAGAAGGACGAGGAATAATCTCATGGCTGTATTTCTGAATAACAATGTAGGTGTGAAGATTAACTCAGTCGATCTTTCAGACCATGTAACAGCAGTAACAATTAACCGCACATTTGATGAGCTAGAAGTAACCGCTATGGGTGACTCATCTCACAAGTTCGTAAAGGGCTTAGAAGCATCATCAGTAACGATTGACTTCCTAAACGACACAGCATCTGCAAATGTATTGGCAACATTACAGGCAGCATGGGGAACAACTGTCACAGCAGTATTCCTACAGACAAAGGGAACAGCAGTATCTGCTACAAACCCTTTGTACACAGTCTCATTGTTAGTCAATAACACAACAGACATAAATGGTGCTGTTGGCGATATTGGCACACAATCAATCACATTTACTGCTAACTCAACAATCGCAGTAGCTTCAACAGGCACATTTTAAAAAACTAACAAAGGGGCAAAACCATGGCAAAACTAAAGATAGTTCGTACAGATGGAAGCGTACTAGAAGGCGAAATCACCCCAGCGGTGGAATACGCATTTGAGCAGTACGCTAAAAAGGGCTTCCATAAGGCGTTTCGCGATGAAGAAAAGCAGAGCGATGTCTATTGGTTAGCATGGGAAGTAACACGCAGGTCAGGTGAGTCTGTTAAGCCTTTTGGTATGGATTTCATTGAGACACTTAAAAGTGTCGAGGTGCTTGATTCAGACCCTTTAGCTTAAAGCGCGATCTTCCATTCACCTATCTAATTGCCAGGCTAAGCATTAGATTGGGGATTGCGCCACAGCAGTTATTAGAGTTAGATAAAACCATGCTAGAGGCTCTCTTGCAGGGTCTTAAAGATGAAGCGAAGGAGATCAGCGATGCCAGCAAGCGTAAAGGGCGCAGTTAATCTTCGCAAAGCTTTGCGTTCTTTTGCACCTGACCTTGCTAAAGAAACCCAGAAACAAATGACTGGGGCTCTTAAACCGATTACTAAAGCTGCTAAAGGTTATCTACCAGATGACGGACAAGTTCTAAGTGGTTGGCTTGCTCGAGATAACTCCGAAGCGCGATTCCCTTCTTACAATGCTCGAATTGTTAAAGGCGGAATTGGTTATAAAACTTCTCCGTCTAAGCCTAATCGCAGAGGCTTTAGATCATTAGCTCGTGTATTCAATAAGACTGCCGCTGGAGCTATTTACGAGACGATGGGGCGTAAGACTCCATCAAGTCCTTTTGTACAAAACCAAAATGGTAAATATGGCGCATCGATGAAGGGTAACGGCAAGATGCAAGGTCGTGCTTTGTTTCGTGCTTATGAAGAAAACAATGGTAAAGCCAGAGATGCAGTACTTAAGGCCATTAAAGAAGCAGCAGATAAACTTAATGCGAGAGCAAAGGTGTAATTCATGTCGAACATAGTCATCGATATTGCCTCGGAATTTACGGGCAAGAAAGCCTTTAACCAAGCCGAGAGTTCGACTCAAAAACTTAGCAAGGGTGTCAAATCTTTAGCTAAAACATTAGGGCTTGCCTTTAGTGTCACTGCCGTTGTGGCTTTTGGAAAAGCTGCTGTTAAGGCTTTTTCGGAGGACGAAGCAGCAGCTATGCGTTTAAGCAAAGCTGTTGAAAATCTTGGGCTCGGTTTTGAAGATTCAAGGATTAAAACTTTTATTGCCGATCTAGAAAAGACAGCAGGCGTTGCTGATGATGTTTTACGCCCAGCCTTTCAGAGTCTTTTGCAGACTACGGGATCAGTTGCTAAATCACAGGAATTGCTTAAACTTGCTTTAGATGTATCTGCGGGTAGTGGTGTTGATGCGGTTCAAGTTTCTAAAGATTTGAGTCTGGCCTACCTAGGACAAACCAAGGGATTAACAAAATACAATCTAGGCCTTACAAAAGCAGAATTGCAAACTGCCGGATTTAACACTATTCAAGAAAAATTGAATCAGCAATTTGCCGGACAAAATGCAACGCGTTTGACTACCTATGCCGGCAAAATGGAGTTATTAGGCGTAGCAGCTGGCAACGCTAAAGAGATTATTGGAAAAGGTTTAGTCGATGCATTGTCGATGTTAGGCGATGATAAGTCTGTAAATAACCTAGCCGAATCTATGGAGAAAGCAGCAGAAAGTACCGCTAATGTTATTAGGGGCATTGGTGTTTTAGCCGCAAAATTAAAAACAATTCCGGGTTTTGACAGTAAAGATTGGGAATATGTTTACAATATTTCTTACTTTAAGTTTTTAAGCGACTTAGGAAAAGCCGATCTTTTAAAACCTAAACCTTTTAGCACACCAATGACTATTTCAGGCTCTACAGATTCAGCTGTTAAAGAAGAAGCAGCCAGAAAAGCCGCAGAGGCAGCAGCCAAAAAGCGCGCAGCAGAATTACTTGCGATGCAAAAGAAGTCCTTAAAATCGCAGCAGGATTTACTAAAGATAAACAAAGCCAAGGCAATCTTTGACATCCAAAAGATCCAGATTGAAGCAGCTCTTAAAGGCAAGATCAGTGAAGAAGAAAGAATTCGCTTGATGCTTCTAAAGGCTATTGCAGAAGAAAACATTGAGGACATCGAAAAGTACACACGATTGCTTAATCAAGTTCAAGGCAAGGTAGAAGCATTACAGGAGACTTTGGCTGAGGTTTATTCCATGGATGCTGGCAACCCTTTCATTTCATGGGAGATGGGGCTTGATGGGGTTGAGCGCGCAATCATTGAGATCAATAAACAATCTATTGAATTGACAAGCACAATTGCACAAAACTCTTTGGCAATGGGTTTACTTGGCGGAGCATCATTTGCACAGGCTTTGTCAGGTTCGCGATACGCTGCACAGGCAGCAGCATCCATGGGTATCACAGGCACGATCGGTGGATTGCCATCGGGTGTGGCAGGTGGAACAACCACCGGTGGTGATACCAATGTGACAGTAATTGTTCAAGGTACTTTGACCACAGAAGCAGAATTAAAGCAGTCTATTGTTGATGCAATGAACAGTTCGGCTTTGACTGGGAATGTAGCTGTTACATCTCAGCCAGATCGTTTAGTGGCTATCTAATGGCTCTACCTGCGACCATCGGAGTCACCATCAACTTTAGCGATGGCCCTACTTATGGCTATCCTTTCACTATTGGCGATCCTGTCAAAGGTATTCTTGGTGTTTCCGAATTAGCAGGTTCTAACACTTCTGCTCTTATTATTGATTATTCAGCACAGACAACCCAGACATCAATCAGGCGTGGTCGTGACCTAATGACCGATACCTATAATGCTGGCACAGCATCGGTTAAGATTCTAGATCCTAATGGTGACTTCAATCCACAGAATACAAGCTCTCCGATCTATGGCTACTTGAAACCTTTACGCAAGATCCAAATTACTGCTACTTATGCAGGTAATACACATTACCTATTTTCAGGCTATACATCCGAGTATCGATACACTTATCCAACAGGGCAAGAAATTGGCTATGTAACTATCGTTTCCTACGATGCTTTCAAGATCTTTAACCTTGCAGCAATCTCGACTGTTGCCGATGCCGGAGCGGGTCAAGATACAGGCACTCGAATTAATCGCATCCTTACGGAGCTTTCATGGCCTAACTCAATGCGTGACATTGACACAGGTGACACAATTTGTTCTGCAGACTCAGGCCAGTCTCGCGTTGCCCTTGCAGCTATTCGCACGGCTGAGTTTAGTGAGCTTGGCGCTTTTTATATGAGTCCAGATGGCAATGCGATCTTCAAGAGCAGATCAAGCACTATTGAGAGTATTGACGATACTCCGACAGTCTTTAATCAAACAGGTGGCATTCCTTATGCCAATATCAAATTTGCTTTTGATGACAAGCTGATCATTAACCAAGCTAACATTCAGCGTTATGGCAGCAGCAATGTCCAGAGCCATACAGATGCAGCGAGCGTGGACACATACTTCCTACACAGCACTAGCGCACAGAATCTAATTATGGCAACCGATGAAGAAGCCATGAATCTAGCCACGACCTATGTGAACAGTCGCAAGGACACCACAATCCGCATTGACTCCATGACCCTAGATCTAAGTACGCCT